CATTCAAAGGATTTTTATAACTCTAGGGGAACAGATGAGTCGTTTAAAATCCTCTTTAGGTCACTTTATGATGAAAATGTTGATATTGTTAGACCAGCAGACTATGTAATTTCTCCTTCAAATGCAAATTATAGGAAAACTCGCGATCTTATTGTAGAACCAATTCAAGGTGATCCAGAAGAATTGGTCAATATGACCCTTTTCCAGGATCAATTTGAGAATTTAGATAAAGCATATGGTCCCGTATCTGCTGTAGAGCGCATTAGAGTAGGTCTTTTGACGGATACCTACTTTAAGGTAAGTGTTGATGCATCGTTCGGTACAGGCGGTTCTACCGAGCTCTTATACGGTAACTTTAGAGTACATGCTAACTCTGCTGCAGTTGGTGATGCAGGGGTAGGGCAGACATATATTGACGTTGATTCTACACTTGGATTCCCAGAAAAAGGTGCTCTTACTTTTAAATATAAGAACGGTACAACAGGAATTGCGACATATAGCAATACAAATATTACTCAATTTTTGGGTGTTACTGGTATTACGACGACTATTGGAGATAAATCTTTAGTTAAGCAGAATAGTTATGTATATGGTTTAGGTAAAGCAGAAGCAAATGCAGGAGTTACTACAGATGGTATAAGGTGTAGAATTACAGGTGTATTGAATGGATTAGAGATACCAGATACCTTTTATCAGCAAAAAGGATCGAAAATTAAGTTAAAATCATTAGGTAAAGTAGCACATGTAGATGATTTTAAGTCAAATAATTGGATTTATAATGTTCAACCAAGATATGATATTGATACAATCACTGTACAAGATGCATCAAATAATACTTATGAGATAACAACTAAAGATTTTCATAGAATTAGAATCAATGATGTTGTAACCTTACAGACAAAGGATAGTTCTTTAAGTGGTACTTATACTGTAACTGATGTAACTGGAAATAAAATCATTAGAGCAAGAGGAGCTGCCATAAGCAGTCTTGCTGCAGTAATTAGTGTAACAAAGAAACTTACTAAACCAAATTCTTCTGGTACTGATGGAACTGCAACAGGTCATCAACATTTGAATGACTTCACTGCAAATATTCAAAACGTCTATATGACGGAAGTTGGGTATGCTCATACACTTTCTACCATTAAGAATTTAGTAGCATCCAACTCATTACCATCATTTGCAAATGCAGATTTAAACCCAAGTACCCAAAAAATCATTCTTTCTGGTACTTTTAGAGGTGCTGATACTATTGTTGGTATAACAACAGGTACTAAAGATCATAACTTCTTTACTGGAGATGCAATTTATTATACACCTCAGAAAGCAGCAAATGGAACTGTAATGAGTTTCATGTTTGATGGTGGTAATGGTGGAGAAGGTTTATATTTTATAGAAAGAATTAATCATAATGATGTAAAATTTGCAAAATCTGTATCAAACCTTTACGATCAGAACTATCAAAAGATATCAGAATCCACTGTTCTTACTACAGTTACAAATAATACATTTGAGAAGTACGATTTTCATAATAAGATACCTCAAGCACAAAAACTCTTTAGAGAAGTTGATATTCCTGTTTATGATGGTAAGGAATATGATACTACCATTGGTTACAATGGAATGTTGATTAATGGTGTTGAAGTTTTAAGTTATAAGTCTAAAGATCTTGTTTATTATGGAACACTTAATTCTGTAGATGTTGTTGGTGGAGGAAGATATTATGATGTTATTAATCCTCCAGAATTAGCAGTTAATGATGGTGTTGGAGTTGGTGCTACTGGATTTGTTTCAACTAGAGGAAATTTACAAGAGATTCGGGTTCAAGATCCTGGATTTGACTATGTTGAGGAACCAACAATCTCTATTAGTGGTGGTAATGGTTCAGGTGCTCAAGCAGAGTGTAAATTAGTAACTGTACCTCATTCAGTTGTATTTAATTCGGGTTCTGGTTCAGGTACTATTAAGATAAAGGGTTCTGATGACTTTAACGTTGGATTCTTAACTTATCACAAGTTTAGAAATCTTGAAAGAGTTGTATATGATACATTTGGTGAAAAAGCACTTGCTGGTTTAGATACAGGTGCTGTTTATTATGTTAATACTCAGCAGAGATATTCTCAGACTGGATTAACAACAATAACAAATTGGAATGATTATACTGGAAGTCAATGGTTTAGCAACAAGACTATAAGACTTCATAGAAATCTAGATCAGGCAGAAGCGGGTATTAATACTATACCTTTCACTGCTTATGGTCAAGGAAACCATGAATTTAGGTCTTTAAACGGAAAGGCACAAGTTGGTAGTATTGTCGTTACAGATCCAGGTGAAGGATATGAGAATAAGCATAAAACTTGTACTAATACTGGTATCAATACTGCATTAAACTTTATATCAATTGATAACCATGATTATAAATCAGGTGAAATTATTCAATATAATGTTGATGTAGATGGAACTGCTATAGAAGGTCTTACTGATGGTAATGATTATTATGTTGATGTTCTTAATGAAAATAGATTTAGATTAGCTGCTGTTGGTGTTGGAACTACTGTAAAAGATTTTTATTATAAAACTAAGCAATATGAGAATTTAAGATCTGTTGGAGTAGCTACTCATAACTTTAATTACCCACCCATCTCGGTACAAGTATCTGGAATTGTTGGTATAGATTCTATAGAGGGAAGAGATTTCCAAGTAATTCCACAACCACTCTTTAGGGGAGAAGTTACATCAGTTCATTTGACTCATAGTGGTGTTGGTTATGGTGCTTCTGAGATAATGAATTTCAATAGGCAACCACAACTTGACTTATATACTGGAAGAAACTGTGAATTATTACCAATTGTTGATGCTAATGGGGAGATAATTGACGTTGCTATCAATAATAGAGGTGATTCTTACAATACCCCACCTTCAATTGCTGTTGCTGGTGTTGGTACTGGTGCTGAATTAGTTCCAGAGATTGTTGGTGGTCAAGTTCGTTCTGTTAAGATTATTAAAAAAGGTGTTGGTTATGGTGCATCTACAACGTCTCTTTCTGTTGAGTCTGCTGGAGAATTTGGAAATTTACTTGGAAATATTCAGACTTGGCAAGTAAATGAAGTACAAAAGAACTATTATAATATAGATGCTTCTGATGTATTCCTTGATAAGGCAGTACAACTTCATAGAGGACTGCAATGTTCTTATGCATATGCTCCTAGAGGTTTAAGAGAAGTAGTTTATCAAAACGATGCTAATGGTGATCCTTTATATGGAGCTAAGGATTTATCATTATTGAATGGTGCAACTGAAGAAAATAAATCAAATCATTCTCCAATTATTGGTTGGGCCTATGATGGACTTCCAATTTATGGTCCATATGGTTATGAAAAGAGTTCTGGTGGTAATATTGCTCAACTTAAATCTGGTTATTCTCTTGATTTAAAGGCAAATAGACCTCCTACAACTATTTTCCCACAAGAATTCTTTGTAGAAGACTTTACTTGGAATGATAATACTAATGAAAGTTACTTAGATGCGAATAATGGTAGATTTGGTATTACACCAGAGTATCCAAAAGGAACATATGCATATTTTGCCACATTTGATGCAACAATAACTCAGAATAACCAGTTACCATCTGGTGCTAATGATCCATTTAACAATTATAAGAAACCTGCTTTCCCATATTTAATCGGTGATAAGTATTGGGCTCAACCTAATGAATTTAATACATTATCAAGAAATAATCAAGACGAGATTGATTTAAATGGTACTGCTTGGGTTAGAAATACAGAACCTTATGAATTACTTCAAGATGATAGTTATTACGATTATTTGAAGCAGTCTTATAAGTATATTACTCAAGAAGCAACAGTTTTATATGCTGCAGAAGGTGCGGTAGATAAAGTTGGTATTGTAACTGGTGGAGCAAGTTATCAGATTGGTGATAAAGTTATATTTGAAGAAAAAGTAGAAGAGAATTTTGGTGCTGTAGCAAAAGTTTCTAAAGTTGGTGGGGTAGGGGTTGGAACAATCTCTGTAGTTAATACCAAATTAGAGAATATTGAATTTTATCCAGGTGGTGGTGAGAAGAGTTATATTGGTGTTCATACTTCACCAATCAGTCTTAGAAACCTTGATAAGATCTATGTTTCTGGAATGTCTACTACTGCTTCTGGTGTTGGTGGTAGAACATTTAGTATTGGAATAAGTTCAGCAAGATTGATTGTTTCTCAAGGAATTAGTTCAGTTGCAGCAACTGGATTGGTTACTTACTTTAGTGTTCAAGGTAAATTGCCTTATCCAAATGATATGCAGAACACTATTGCTATAAGAGAGAATGATATTTTAAGTGTTGGTATTGGAACTAAACGTGAAGAAGTTCAAGTATTGAATGTAGATTCTGGGTCCAATAGATTAAGAGTTCTGAGAAATACAAATAATATGGATCAGACTGGCGATGGTCAGGTTGGTGT